GGCGAACTCCAAGTCTATCGGCATCATGATGCTGGTGAAAATTACTATATTGGAGCTGACGTTAGTCTCGGTGTTCGAGGTGGCGATTATTCATGTGCTCAAGTCTTAGATTCTAAGAAGAGACAAGTAGCAACTTGGAGAGGCATGGTCCATCCAGATTACTTTGCTGATGTCCTGTATGCTCTCGGGATGTACTACAACACAGCCTTCCTAATTGTCGAAAACAACAATCATGGAATCCTGACTTGTACTCGACTAGGCAAGGACATGTCTTATCCTAGTTTCTATCAGGAGACGACTGTCGATAAGATAACTGAGAAAGAGTCAATTACATTAGGCTTTAGAACTACAGTTAAAACGAAACCACTTGTCATTGATCAGCTGAGAGCATCCATGCGTCAAGAAGAGTTACAACTTAATGACAAGTTAACCATAAGGGAAATGATGACTTATATTGTTACTGAAACTGGTTCGATGGAAGCGGAACAAGGGTGCCATGATGATACAGTTGTCGCTCTCGCTTTGGTTAATCACATACATGAAGGTAAATTCACTCCAATTGAAGTCACATCAGATTATTATATCGAGGCAGTTTAATGGTTATAGAAATTAAAAAAATGGACACCGATGAGGTAAAGACAGCTGTCAAGAATCTCATCCACAGCTCCACTGGGTACTACGATTCAAACCTCAGCTCTGAGAGATCTAAGGTGCTGGATTACTATCATGGTAAAAAACCAGCTCCGCATCATGAAGGTAACTCCAAATATGTGAGCATGGATGTCTATGATAGTGTTGAAAGTCTCAAGGCTGTTTTACTCGAGACCTTCTCAGCTGGTAACGAAATAATCCAATTCTCTCCTCAAGGTCCTGAAGATGTATATCCCTCAAAAGTTGCTACAGCTTACTTAGATTATGTCCTCTTTAGACAGAACGATAGTTTCAGAATTTTCAGCGATTGTATCCATGATGCTTTGATGGCTCGAATGGGTGTCGTGAAAGTCTGGTGGAAGGAAGATATTCAGTACAGCGAGGAAGATTTTGAGGGCATATCAGAAGATGAGCTTGATGCTTTACTAGCCGACCCCGATTTGGAACCTCTAGAGATCTATGACGATGAGGGCGGTGTCTCGGGCACTGTAAGAAGGTCTCACAATAAATCGAAGGTCTGTATTGAAAATATCGCACCAGAAGAGTTCTTAGTGGACCCTAAAGCAACCGATATTCAAAAGGATGCTATTTTCTGTGCCCATAGAATGAAGATGCCAATCGGTGAACTCATTAAGATGGGCTACGATAGAAAAATTCTAGACCAAATACCACTTGGAGAAAATCTAGAGCTAGATAACCAAGATGAGGTTCTAGCTAGAATGGGAGACCTTTCCGATGATGGTCAGGTGGATCGATATGAGCATATCCAAGACATCATGCGAGAAGTGATGTACTACGAGTGCTATATCAAGTTCGACCCTGAGGCCAAAGGCTATCCATGTTTGTACAAAGTTTGTTACGCTGGCAATCAAGTTTTGGACATGGAAGAAATTGACAGGATTCCATTTCATACATTTGTTCCCTTGCCAGTTCCACACCAGCTATATGGCTCAAACTTTGCAAACAAACTGATACAAATCCAAAACGCTCGGACGGTTCTGACAAGGGGAATTATAGACAGTACCGTCATTACCAATAATCCGAGATATGTGGTCACCAAAGGTGCTCTAACGAACCCTAGAGAACTACTGGATAACAGGCTCGGGGGTATCGTAAATGTCACCCGACCCGATGGTATCATGCCATTTCAACAAGCATCTTTAAATCCATTTGTCTTTCAAACAATACAGATGCTGGATTCTGATAAAGAGCAACAAACTGGAACCAGCAAGTTATCACAAGGTCTTAATAAGGATGCTGTGAGCAAGCAAAATTCTCAGGCTATGGTCGAACAGCTGGTGACATTAAGCCAGCAAAGACAAAAGATTATTGCTAGGCATTTTGCCAATGATTTTCTAAAACCTTTGGCTATAGAGATCTATAGATTGGTATTACAAAACGAGGACCAGCAATCAATTGTAGAACTGTCAGGAATGGAAGTTCCAGTTGATACTAAAACATGGATTGAACGCAAAGACGCTACAGTAGATTTAAGACTTGGTTATGCAGAAAAAGAGAAAGATGCCCAAAAGTTATTAAGTCTCTATCAGCTCATGGCTCAGGACCCAGAACTTGCTCGGTCCTTTGGTCCTCAAAACCGCTATTTAGCAATGCGGAATATTCTTGAATTAAATGGTGTAAAAAATGTGGATGAATATCTTACTCCACCAGATCAGCAACAACCACCGCCACCAGACCCAGCCCAGCAAATGCAGATGCAGATGGCTCAAATGCAAATGCAACTTGAAGAACGAAAAGTGGCACTGGATGAGCAAAAAGCTGAGATGGATGCTAAATTTAAGATGTTAGAGCATGAACTCAAGCAAGAGCAATTTAAAGTTACAAGCCTAGTTAAAACTCATGAGGCTGAGAGAAAAGATTATGAGGCTGAGGTAAGAGCACAAGTGGCTAAAGAGGAGCTTGATATAGCTAAGCAATCTGCCAAAGAAGAAAGAAATGTAATCATTAGTCCTAATTCATAGGAGATCAAATGTATAAAAAAGGAAAGAAAACCAAATGAATGAAGAACAACAAATTGAACTCGGCAAGGCATGTGACAAAATGTTAGCACAGGCTGAGTTCGTCACAGTTCTCAGGATGCTGGAAGGACACTACATAAGCACGATAGTCCAAGGCAAACCTGAGGAACGCAAAGAACGAGAAATTGCGTACTATCAACTAAAAGCACTGCAAGATGTCTTAGGCACTATGAACCACTACAAAGGCATTGCGGTGAACAAAGAACAAAAAATTGAACCTAAAGAGGTGAATTAATGTCGATATCTGACGTAGACCCAGCTATCTCATCTGACGCTGATGTCTCTAACCCGATGCTATCTGAAGACGAGGCTCAGGGTTCTTTCCTAAAAACTTGGGATGAAGACGCTAAGAAAAAGCTATCTGAAACTGAGGAAGAGGATACAGCCGAAACTGAAGAGGAAACTGACTCCTCTGAGGACGAGGTTGAAGAAACAGAGGAAACTGAAAATGAAGAAACTGACGAGGACCAAGAGGAGCCTGAGAGTTCCGACAACGAAGAAACCGAAACTGAGCAAATAGAAGTATCAGAAGAAGCTCAGGTAAGTATCCAAGTTGGCGATAAAGAACACTCAGTACCAATCAAAGACCTCAAAAGACTTTATGGTCAGGAGAAAAGCCTCACACAAAAAAGTCAGGCAATTGCAGATCAAAGAAAAGCAATTGATCAGGAAGGTGCAAAGTATGTTGCTGGTTTAGAGAAATTAATGAAAAGAGCCGAGGAACGTCTTAAACCTTACAAAGAAGTCGATATGTTAGTTGCATCTCGCAACATGGCAGACAATGAATTTCAGCAATTACGAAGAGAATTTAATAGTGCAAATGAGGACTATAGTTTTCTGAAGAATGAGCTGGATGGCTTTGTCAACGACTTTCAAGAAAAGCAAAAAGCTGACATGAAAGAGCAAGCTCAGGAAAGTGTTAAGGTTCTAAAGGAAACAATACCAAACTGGAACAATGACCTTTATGGCAAGCTGAGAGATCATGCAGTTGAAATGGGGTTTTCGAAAGAAATGATTGATAACACAATCGACCCTTCATTTTTCAAATTAGTTTACCAAAGTAACCTATATCAAGAGGGTAAAGCTAAAGTGAAACTTAAACCCAAAATAAAAAAAGCAACCAAAGTTGTATCTCCGAAAAAAGGTATAACTGGTGCTGAAATCAAACGTGCCTCCGATGCGAAAAAGCTCGAAAGATTGCAACAAACTGGTTCTCAGGATGATGCAATGGATGCCTTTTTACAGAGTTGGCAAACTAACTGAAACCCTTAGTTTTTAGGAAAGAACTATAATGGCTACTTATTCTACTTATTCACAGATAGGCCAAGCAGAAGACGTTTCAAATATCATTTCTAACATTACACCCCAAGCTACCCCATTTACCAGCACAATCGGTAAAGGAAAAGCTCGGGCAAAGACTGTAGAATGGCAAGAAGATTCGTTGGCTAGTCCTACTACAATTGCTCATATCGAGGGAGCTGACTTCACCGATATGACATTAACCCCAACTGTCATGCGATCTAATTTGACTCAGATATTTTCCAAGACGATCAAGGTCAGTGCAAGCTCGGATGCAGTTGAAACGCATGGTCGTGCTAAGGAAACTGCATACCAACTAGCTAAAGTTGGTGCTGAGATGAAACGAGACATCGAACATACGATGGTCGGTATTGCTCAGGATGCTGTCACTGGCGATGCAAGTTCCACAGCTAGACTTACTGGTAATGTCTTAGGAAAAGACAGTGCTACTAATGACATGATTGCATCTGGTGCTATAACCAGTGGTGGCAGTACAACGATGACTGAGACAGTATTAAATACTGCTTTACAGTCTATGTACGATAATGGTGCTACTCCTGAGGTTCTAATGATAAAGCCAGCTGACGCAACTGTCGTAGCTGGTTTTGCGTATAGTTCACCATCAGGTGCTACTACCAGAATTAGAGATGTAGGTTCGTCTAAGACAATCGTTAATACTGTACAAGTTTACGTTTCGCCATTTGGTGAGGTAAGGGTCCAGATTAACCGATTGCTTAAATCGGACAAGGCTCTGATCTATCAACCATCAATGTGGTCTATGGAAATTCTAAGACCAATGACTAGAACATTGTTGGCTAAAACTGGTGACAGCGACAAGCATGCACTGGTTACTGAGTTTGCTCTCAAGCACAAGAACTATCTTGGCTCTGAGGTGATTTCAGACTTAACTTAATACGCTACTGGAGAGGGAGCTTAGGTTCCCTCTCACAAAATTCCGAGAATTTCGAGGAAATTATGAATAAAAAAAAAGTAATTGATCTACCCCTAGACGTAATAGATCCAAATTGGAAAATCGGTGAAAACGCTGAGGGATTGTTTGTTAAGCACGAGCAAGAAATAACTCCTGAGTTTTTAGACTCTACAAAACAAAAAAGAGCCTACTCGACTCAAAATAAAGCAGAAGATTGGCATCAAATTGCCGACATACCGATTACGGTAATAGACCAATGGAAGAGAGAAGGGTTTGATATTTTTGACCCAAACATAAAAGCATCTGAAATCGTAAAGCGATTAAGAAATACTGGTCAACATTATTTTCTAACGACTGACAAAAGGATTTAAATAAATGGCACTAGAAAGCACCACTACTATTTCTGGGTTGGATGCAAATAATCCTACAAGCTCTGACACAATCGGTCAGGCTGATAATCATTTGCGTCTATTAAAATCAGTTCTGAAAACTACCTTTCCAAATTTTTCTGGTGCCATCACAAGTTCCAATACGGAAGTGGATGGATTCGGCACTAGATTAACAACGGCTGAAACTACAATCACAAGTCACACAAGCCAACTCGCTACACTGATACCAGCTGGCATCATTACTATGTGGTCAGGCACTAATGCCGATATCCCGACTGGTTGGGTTCTTTGTGATGGTTCAAACAGCACTCCAGACCTAAGAGATCGATTTGTAGTCGGCTCTGGTTCCGCTTACACCACTGGAAATACTGGTGGGGCCAATAGTGTCTCAACTTCTGCCTCTGGTTCACATAATCATACTGGAAATACTGGATCTACAGCCATTACAGAGGCTCAGCTACCAACACATAACCATACCGTCACAATTCAAGATGATGGTGAAACACAGCAGAATTATGGTACTACCTCGGGCAATACAGCTGTGGGAACTGGTGCAGTAGCTAATACTGTTAATACAAGTTCTATTGGTTCTGGACTGGGTCACTCTCATACTATTTCAGCGGAACTAGACCATATACATACAGTAGCAACCGTTCCACTTTACTACGCTATTGCATTCATAATGAAAACTTAGAGGTGACCTATGCCAGTTCAAAAAATTCGGAATCTTGGACAAGTCGGAATGGTCACAGATGTTTCGTCTTATGACCTACCGATGATGGCTTTCGAAGATGCCAGAAATGTTCGTTTTGTCGATGGTAAAATACAAAGAGCACCAGTGCACAGAACGATTGGCAGTTTAGGTCTTACAGACCCTACAGGAACCGATGTCATTGCTTTGGGTCGAGACCAATACGACCAAGAGTACGACCCGAATGCACCGCCTAGCGGTGGTGGCATGGGCGGTGGGGGTGCCTCACAACTTAAACAAGTCGGTGAGTTCCCTTTAACGTCTGGTACTCTAACAAATGGTCTCTCAGTCGGAGCTACAGTCACGTTTGCAAGTCCTCTTAACATCACATTTACATGCTGGCAAACTCTAGTTGGAAACACAAATGGCTACATTAAAGTTACTGGAACTGACAGCGGTGGCAGTGCTTTAAATTCCGCTATTTACCAGTTACCCAGCACTGATGGAAGTAGCATCACAACAACTGAGGCATTTAAAACTGTGACAAGTGTTACTATTGGAGATTCGACTTTGGGTTCTGGATCTTGGTGGTATGAAGCTATACATATCGGCACAGTCGATAATGGTGTTCTTGATTATGACCCTCAGCACATTGTTAACATGACTGAGTACGACAGCAATACGACTGTTTTGGTTTTGGATAACATAGGTCGGGTTAATAATTTCAACAATGGAACTACAACAAATGTATCACGCACAGGGCATGGAACATCCACTTTAAATGGAACGTGGACCACAGTTAAGCAAGCTGGTGTATTGTACGCAAATAACAGCAACTCCACTCCCGAGTATATAAAAAAAGGACAGTCTAATTTTCAAAGCCTTACGAACTGGATAAGTGGTCAAAAATGTAAAGTATTGAGAGGATACAAGGATTTCTTGTTAGCTCTCAATGTGACCAAGAGTGGTGTCGAATATCCTACGATGATTAAGTGGTCCGATGTAACTCCATACAATAGCATTCCAGCAACGTGGGATGAAACAGACCAAACCAGAAATGCTGGTGAAAATACTTTGTCCGATACGAATACTGAGATTCTTGATGGTCTTACCTTGAGAGATGATTTCATAATCTACTGCGATAAAAGCATCTATAAAATGCAGTATGTTGGTTCTCCATTTCTTTTTTCATTTATGAAAATCTATGATGACGAGGGTATCTTAAATGCAAATTGTGTCACTGAGGTCGCTGGTGTTCATTATGTTTTTGGCAATCGTGATATATATGTGTTCGATGGGTCGGCTCGAAAGTCAATTGCATCAGGCCGAGTGCGAGACAAGGTATTTGAAAGATTAAATAAGGACAAAGTGACTAGCTGTTTCGTTGCCTCGGATATAACAAATAAGCAAATATATTTCTGCTACAATACAAATAGTGATGAGGTTAAATACAGCAACTCCGATGCTTGTAATGAGGCAGTGGTCTACAACTATGTCAGCGATACATGGAGCTTCTGTGACCTAGCCAATGCTGTCTCAGGCACTATGACTTTCTTACAGAAAGGCAAAACTTATGCTGACGCTGTTACAAGTGCTTTAACTTATGAGGACTTCAGTGGTTCTTATATGAGCACTCAGGGTCAAAGAAATGACTGTCTGACCTTTTTACATAAGCCGAGCACAGCGGATGGCATTGGAGAATATAAGCTGACCTCTCTGGACTTTATTCAAGATGGATTAGTGGCATACAAAATAGATACTGAAATGCAAACCACCCCATTTGTGTCAAAGTCAAATATAGACATGGACGATATGTTTGACCTGACTGGTCGAAAATTAATTAAGTCTATTGTGCCTCAGAGTTTCGTCAAAAATTCCGAGAACGGCTCTCTTTATTTTCAATTTGGCTCTCATGAATATCCAAGCAATTTACCTACCTATGATACGGCTCAATCTTTCGATAGTTCCACAGACTATAAGATAAATTCTAGAATGAATGGGCGGTATCTGAGTATGAAATTTTCGACCGATACTAAAGTAGACTTTGAGATCTCTGGTTTTGATTTAGATGTCGTGCCGATGGGGAGACGATAATGGCTGAAAAGTTAAGACCCTACATCCCTTCCCCGAGACCAGTGACTGGTGAAGGGTTTCCATATTATGTGGACCAAGAATTAAGAAAATTGGCAACCTTCTCAGAGCAAAGTAAAACAGTCTTAGAACTGTCTGAGAAAGCCATCACTGGAGACAGTGCAACCTTAGACAGTGTAGCGACTGCACAAGCCACAGCTGGACAAGCTCTGTCTACTCAAATGGATACTTTAAGTACAACTGTAGGTGGTTTTAATACATCGATTACTACTAATACGACTTCTATTAGTGGCATCCAAGGCAAGTATGGGGTTAAGATTAATAACAACGGTCATGTCTCAGGCTTTGGTCTTATTTCTGATGCTAACGGTGCTACACCGACCAGTGAGTTCATAGTTCAAGCTGATAAGTTCAAAATAGAAACATCCTCATCTGGTGGGTCCAGCCCATTTTCAGTTGTCGGTAATCAGGTCTTCATTGATCAAGCTACAATCGGAACTCTTAATGCCAATGTCTTAAACCTCGATGGATCGACAGTCATTAATCAGGGTGGTGTTTTAAAAGTTGGTGCCATAGACGGTGGTAATATTAATGGGGGTGCTGTTACTGGACCTAAAATTGATACAGATGCTGTTACAACAACAAAAGTTACAATTGATAACATTACAGAAACTAATTATGTCAATCAGGATAGTGGTGCTACAAATGCTACCAATAACTATTACGACTACAACAATCCATATCTTGGTCCAGTTGTTGATCTGATAGTTGAAAGCCCTTGTACTGTCTTAACATATGCATTTCTACAGCCTTTTGGTACGGTAGGTTCTGGAACGCATGCCATCTTTGGATTATGGCATAAGCCTTACATGTCAGGAAATACACTAACGAATAGCTGGTCAACCTTACCTAGTGGTGGAACTGGATATCAAAATGCAGTGCCTCAAATGGGCGGTAGTCAATTTACTGGGTCTACTTGTTTAGCTCCAAGGCTACTAGTGTCAGGATTAGAACTAACAAGTTCTTTAAGCTATCCATTTACACTTAGTCACAGAGTATGTGTTTACTATCTTAACTGGACAAATTTTAGAGTATGGACCAACTGGTTGCAGATTGTGAGTTATCGATGAGCAATTACATTACAACTTATGACCCTGAGACTGGACAACTCATTGCTAAAATGAATGTCAGCAATAGACAGATGAGATTAAAAACTCATGAACACTATGTAGAAGGTCACTATGAACTTAACGAGTATACAGTGGTCGATGGTCAGCCAGTCAAGATCTCGGATGAGATAATCAACAACAATAAGAAATTCACAGCATTTGTAGAAATAAGAAATAAACGCAATGGGCTGTTACTAGATTCAGACTATACTCAGCTCGATGACATACCAGCTGAGAAAAAAGCATTGTGGACTGAGTATCGGCAAAAGTTAAGAGACATAACAGAAGACGTTACCGACCCCAATACAATTACTTTTCCAGACCCACCAGCATAGGGGAAATCCATGAACAAAACGACCCTTAGGACGTTCATCAAAGACTTGATGAATCGAACAGATATTACCGATACATTAGTAGATTCCTATATGGAGATTTCTTTTCAGCATATCCAGCGTGATCTACGAATACCAAATATGGAAAGAGAGACTACTTTCACTGGCTCCAGCTCCTCGGGAACTGAGGCTTTCTTAGTTCCTAATGATTATCTCGAGGCAATTGCTGTTATCCGAAAAGATACCTCAGGCAGTGACCGAGTCGTTGCTCGTAAAACTCTGACTGATTACTACAATATCAACTCTACTACGACTACGAATGTATACACCCGAAAAAGAACTGAATTGCTCATGAAACCAGTCGTTGGAAATGGGGATACATTTAAGTTTTTATACTATGGAACACTGGCATTTTTTTCCTCTGATACCGATGAGCCAGCGATAGCATCTTTCGCTCCTGACCTCATAGCTTACCAGACATGTTCGTATCTATGTGATTATTACGCTGATGAGAGGATGCAGTTATTTCAGCAAAGAGCTGACATAGGTTTCCAAAAGCTCATGAGCCAGAATGAAGGCGAAGAGATGAAAGGCGGTCTCTATCAAATGTCCACAGTTTACACAGGAGCTGAGTATTAATAATGGTTAAGGGTTCTTTCTGGTCCACCACTGGACCCACAGTAGCACAAGCTACAGATATTGATGCAAAGGTAACTACGGCAACCGAGCAAGCCACTATAGCAACCACACAGGCTGGTATTGCCACTACTAAGGCTACAGAGGCATCTGGACATGCAACCTCGGCCCAAACAGCTAAAACTGGAGCTGAGACAGCATTATCTTCAGCTCAGTCAGCTCAAAGTTCAGCTGAGACAGCAAAGACGAATGCAGAAACAGCTGAGACCAATGCGAGTACCTCAGCCTCAGCTAGTGCTACATCCGCTACCAATTCCGCTAACAGTGCTACTCAGGCATCCACCTCAGCAACTAGTGCAAGTGCCTCAGCAACGGCATCTCAGGTTTCCGCTACCAATGCTGACAATTCTAAGCAAGACGCTGAGAAACTTGCAATCCATGCTGAAGATTCTCAGTTCACTTTATCAGACACTACGACCACTGGTTACTCAGCTTTACATTACAGTGCCAAAGCTAGTGCTCAGGCCACGATAGCGACTACAAAGGCTGGAGAGGCTCAGACAGCTTTAACATCGTTTTTGTCTAGTCCGACTTTCACTGGAACTCCCTCAGCTGATACAGCTACAGCTGGAACTAATACCACTCAGTTGGCTACTACTGAGTTTGTAACAGGAGCTGTCGCTGACATAGTTGATAGTTCTCCGAGTGCCTTAAATACCTTGAACGAGCTTGCTCAAGCCATTGGAGATGATGACCAGTTTAGTGTCACGATGACTAATAATTTAGCGACTAAAGCTCCTCTAGCCTCTCCTACTTTCACTGGAGACCCAGTAGCTCCTACTCAGACTGCGAGTGATAACTCCACTAAACTAGCTACTACAGAATATGTAACTACTGCTATCTCAGCTTTTTCAAGTCTCGGTGACATCACTGTCTCGGGAAGTACATTTAGTTCTTCTGGTACAAAAATCATTTTCAATGATGATGCTGAGGTAACTGGTGACTTGTATATCGGTAACAATGTCGGTGGCAACATCTATGGTAAATACGAAATCACTGGAAGTGGTGCCACAAGAGTTATCGCCAGAAACAATGCCACAAATGGTGAATTTTACATAAGTCAAGATGATGGCTCCAGTATTAGCAGTGCACTCTACATTGATGCCTCAGGTGACACTGAGATTAAAAATCTGAGAATACACAGTGATACGTCTCCTACTTTGGACCTCAGAGCTAATGCATCGAGTGATGACAGCATCATTAATTTCAAAAGAGGTGCTGGTGCTGGAGTGACCTATGGTGGAATAACTTTTGACCACAATAGCACAGCCACAAGTGAGCAAATGCATTTTCGGGTCAACAACAACAGCACAATGATGACCCTTGATTCAAATGGTTTGCTTTCCTCGTCAGGTATTCATATTGGTGCAGTAAATGCTACTTATGATCTATACAATAACGGAACGACCTACCTGAATGGTGCTACAACAATAGATGCTGATTTAACGATCACCAGTGGTAATAAGCTACATCTCACTGGCACTGCACCTCTGGACAGCATTATTCGGCAAGACGCAACTACATCGGGCACCAATTGGGAAATCGGAGAAAGAGTAGCTGGTAAGTATCAATTCTGGGAAGACGATACCGATAGCGTGGTTATGACCCTGATGTCCACTGGAAATATTGGTATTGGAAATGAAAGTCCTAATCGGTTGTTGTCCTTGAAACACACCAGTCAAGCTGAAATAGGATTTAAAACAGGCAGTGTCTCCAATGGTGCTTTGATTTACTACAATGATAGCGAAAATCAATTACTAATAAGAACACAAGAAAGTTCTGACAGTATCACTTTCCAAACTGGTGGAACGACAGAAAGAATGAGGATAGATGGTGCTACAGGTAATGTTGCTATTAAACAAGACGCTACTGCAATAGATACTAGATTACACATTGATAATGTACCAGACAGCAAATGGCTTACTCTTGAACAAAATGGTAGAAAACACGCAATAGGTGCTTACTATTCTTCTGGTGCAACTGACAGTCGCATTGATTTTTACCTTTCAGATGGAAATCAGAATGGTGGCAACAATGTAAGCATGGAGATTTATTCCAGTGGCAATGTGGCAATTCCAGATGGTGATCTTGTATTTAATACAAGTGGACACGGCATCAGATTTGCTGACGGAACAACCCAGACAACTGCATCGGCTGGAACTTGGAGTGGTGTGACTACTGCCTCAAATGCTACAAACACTTATACGTTTGAGAATGATTATACTGGAACGGCTATTGGTCACACCATGTCATTTATAACGGAACAAGATGGCACTTACTCTCAAATTGGTATGATTGATTTTAAGGGTGTGGACTCAAATGGAACCTTAGAAACATATGGCTCTATGGATCTCGATATAAGGTCTAGTACCTCTGGTTCTGAAGAATCTCAATTTGGTTTCAATGTTTACAAAAATGGAAGTTGGTTGAACCATGCTTTTTCGATTGATGGTGGAACAAATGGTGGTTCGACAAATGGTGAATGCCACGTTTATCAGTTAGACTTAAAAGTAACAAACGGAAGATTGAGAACTCAGACAAGTTGGCTGACTGGTGGAACTGACACTGCCGTTGTTGCTCAATTCACAAAGGCTGGTCAAAGTGCTGGAACGAACATCACTGTCTATGAAGATAATGATGGCTATTCTGGCGGTTTTATGACCAATGCGGTGATGAACACTGGCGGTGGTGCAAGTGTTCAAGACACAACAAATGACAATGGCAGTGCTATTGGGGGATTGCATTATTTTCAGGACACTAGACCGTCCACTTTCAGGCACACTTTTACAGCCCAGACTTCGGCTGGAGCTTGGCGAGATATCTTGTACCTAGACGCTGACAGCAACATGAATGCCACTTTTGGGGGGAAAATTATTGCCTCAAGTTCTGGGATTCAATTTAATGACGGAACAACCCAGACAACCGCATCAAGCGGTGGCTTGGCTGAAGGTAAAGCAATCGCATTCGCTCAATTAACCGCATAGATAAGGAATAAAAATGGCAAATCCAGCAAACGTAATTGACATGAACTCTTACCAGAAATGGACAAGAGTCGACAACATTGGAACATCTCAAACCAACTATCTTTCATGTAATTCAAATTATGGAATGACTGTTACGAATTTAACATTTCACAACTATTCGAGTTCGTCTGCAACTGTGACTGTCTGGTTGAAAACTGGAGATGGGAATGGGAAATGGATTGCAAATGGAATGACAGTTCCAGCCAAATCTTCCCTGAATTTGATCAATAAAGAAACCCCTGTCTATTTGACGAACGGTTCTTCTTCAGTGGCTGTCGAGGGTCTCGATTATTCTGCGTCTGCGAACAACACATTCAATGCCTATATTAGCTACGAATACTGGTACGACCCAACTTAAAGGAGAATAGAATGACAGTTCAGAAAAGAGGCAACAGTGGATATCTGATGGGCGATGCCTCAGACCTTATAAAGCCAGATACAGATTCGGTCGTTGGGTTTCAAGGCATTCACACACTTGCGGATGTTAGAGTTTATGAAAAGAGAGGAATTTGGAGTACACCCACAGGGTTTAACGCAAAATTTCACACAACTGGCTCTGTTAATGGTGTCAGCATTACCAAAGACATGCAGAATCAATCGTCACACACATGGCCTCAAAACGCACATTCAGGCACTTCAGGAGGCCATTCGGGCATGTACTTCAATGACTGGGCGAATGACGTTTGGGATGCTTGGGGCTATTGGGGCATTCATTATTATTCTCAGGTTAATTCCACTTGGATTTACCATGAACCAGTCCAATTTGGCACATCAATCAATAATGCTGATGGTGTCTTTGCCACAAACACTTGGACAGCAAACGATGGAACCGCTTGGAAGGTGAAACATGGTCACCCTGTAGCTTGCATGTGGATGATGTGTCTGAC